GTATATTTTTTAAGATGAGGAGGAAACATCTCCGTATCTTCTAAATGTTTCATTAAAAAATCCAGTCCTTCATCCTTCATTGCTTTGTTTTTTGCTTGTTGTTCAAGAATCTTTTTATCGTGTTTCAGTCGCCTAATCAAAAGATCAATTCCTTCAAGCTTTAGCTCATCCTCACCTGCTCTAAAAGCTTTCTGTGCAGGAGATCCCATAACCACTTTTTCCATGGATTTTTCTTCTGCAGACAGTTTAGGAAAAAATTTCTTAACAGGTTTGTCTTTCCCTTTAGAAATACCTTCTAAAATAGTTCTCCACATTCCTCTTAATCCCGCAGATCCGCCGAATATATATCCAGCTCGACCGCCTTCAGCGTGTGTTGTTGGATCTTTAATAGATTTAGTTATAATATTAAACGCTTCCTCTGAACCTTTCCCTACTTCTTTTAATTTTAAAAACTGATCCATCGTTGCTAAAACTTCCGCCTTTCTTTGTGGATTATCATCGATTAGAATTTTTTCTACAAGATCGTCTGTGATACCTGGGTATTTTTGTTGAATCATGGTTCTTTCATCTGTACCAGCCGCCATTAATTCAGTTAATTTTTGTTTTTGTTGATCAACTGGCATTGCCATTATTTCATCAACCTGTTGTTTAGTTAAAGTTGGAAACTGTGTCGTTAATTTTTCTCTATTTAAGGAAAAGCTATATGGTTTTTTAACTTTAGTTTCAACCGCTGCAAACGCTTCCTCTGGATTAACATCAAAATATTCTTCCAGACCTTCAGTTTTTCCTGTTTTTTGATAGTCGGTTACTTTCTTAGTCAAATTGTCGTGTTGAACTATTCTTTGCTTTTGATCCAAACCTTTCCATTTTCCTTTTCCTTGGCGAATGTCATTGGAAGCTTTGATAAATAATGCTTCTATAAATTTCTTTAAAGCTCCGCCACCTGCCATTGGAATTCTATCATCGTAAAAATCAGCCGCATAACTCGGTTCACCAATTAATGGCGCAATTCCGCCATAAGCGAACCCTGAAGGGTCCCAATCGCCTTTATCTCTAAAATCTTCAACTGTGTCTTTTTTCATTTTTTCTTCAAATCTACGAATTGCGGCCTTATTTTCCGCCATTTTCTGTTTTTGCCACATTTCTTTGTTAATTTGACCTTCTAAAACGTCTTTTTTTCGTCTTAAAGTTTCTGGAAGTGTTTTTGGCGCTTCTCCAAGCTTAACATCACCTGATTTCATCATTGCTTTAACTTTTTTAGACCCTGTAATGCCTTTTGGAAATGGAATAACGTCCGCGGTTCGTGATTGAACGTCTCTTGTTGGAATATCTTTGGAAAAATCCCAAATTCTTTGCCCTTTTGGACCCCCACTGATGTGAGGTCCTGCTATTAAATCATCAATTGTCGTTTTTGATGTAATACTGGGAATGCCTCCTTGTTCAGCCACCAATTCTCGCGCTCGCGATTTAAGCTGTTGCCATTCCATCGCGGTTCGCGGAGCACGGCCAAAGGACAGAAAAAATTGCCTAACAAGCTTTTGTAATATTTGATAAAACATTATTTTCTTCTCGTGCCAGTTTTAATAAATTCTTTAAATTTTCTAAGGTCTTTTTTCTTTTTACCTGCTTTTAACAAAACAGCCATTCCATCTCTGTCTACAACTTTAGATCCTGGTTTATAAAAAGGAGATTTTTGTATAGCGCCAGGAACATTAGTCGTTGCTCCAGTAAATTTTCCCTTATTTTTTCTAAACTCTTTTATTTGTGAAGCAGTGACATCTCTTCGATGTTGAGTTCTATGTATTCGATCCATTCTTGGATCAGTTGCCACATCTTCACCTGTAACACGTTGTCCTTTTCTTTTACGTTTTTTCCACTGTCTTATAATTTTTGGTTCTGCTCCAGCTCCTGGAAATTTTTTAGATTTTTTTAAACCCTTGATGGATTTTAAAACTGCTCCCATGCCTTTAGTTATTAGTGTCATTTAATAATACTCATGTTTTCTGGGCGATGTTTTTGGATCGACGTAATCTTCAGGGTGCTTGATTAAACCTCCCTGTCTAAAGCGCATCACGGCTTGAGTCATACTATCCACTAAGTCGTCATGATCTCCGTATGGAAATGCCGCGCACTCTTCGATTACTTCTTCTGCAAATTTCTGATCTGGCGCCCATATCATTCCAGACTCGAAAAGCGGTGCAACGGAATTTACCCTTACATGCTTATCATTTCCTTTGCTTGGAGTAAAGTTAATAACTGGGATGTCCATCTGTCTTAATTCATAGGTCAGTGGAAGTCCTGAAGCCTTGGCTTCAATAATAACCGTCTCGGGTTGCCAGTATTTATACTGTTGAAGAGCTCTTCTCCTTAATTCTGGAAATTCATATCTTCCTTTAACAGCATCTAATAGTATCAGGTTTAAAGGACTGTCCTGATCAGGATAAAACATTCCCCAGGTCGTAATAGCACTAAAATCAGCAGATTCTTTCTTTAAAAAAGCAGTATCGTAGGATTGAATAACATGATGAAGCGGAGGAATAAAATCATCGGTATATTTACCCCACCATTCTCTTTTAATAAGCGCTCCTTCTTCCGAAGTAGGCTGTTGCATAAATTGGGCGTTCCATTTTTTAACTGGAAGCGTTGCTTTTACTTTTTCAAGTTCATCCAGGCTCCAATATTCAGGCCATACGGGTTTGGCCTTTGATTCGTGATCCATGATTGCTGGAAACTCAATCACGTCCCACTGATCACCCTTGACTTCCTTTTGAGCCTTCAAAAGCATCGCGGTCAAATCCTTCGTGGACCAACGGGTCATAACTAAAACAATCGAGGCCCCTGGTTGAAGACGTTGTCTGGGTCCTGAAGTGTACCATTCATAAGCACTCTCCAAAGCACCTTCAGACATTGCGTCCTGTTCCGAGTGAGGATCATCAATAATTAATAAGTCAGCACCCCGTCCAGTGATAGCACCGCCGACTCCAGCAGCGAAGTACTCGCCGCCTTGTGCTGTTTCCCACCTCCCAGCGGCCTTGGAATCCTCTTGAAGTCTTGTATCAAAAATTTTGTGATATTCTTCAGAGTCAATAAGGTGTTTGGCTTTACGACCAAACTTAATAGCGAGTTCTCCAGTGTGGGTTGCTTGAATGATTTTTAATTTTGGATTACGGCCCACCATCCACGCAGGTAATAAAAAAGATGCAAATTCTGATTTTGTATGACGAGGTGGCATATTAATAATTAGCCGCTTTAATTCCCCCGTAGATAATTTATTAAATTTTTCTGCAACGTGTCTATGATGAGACCCTTCTATAAAATCAGGCCACATACATTTAACAAAAGACAAAAAGTCATTCTTAGCTTTATTTTGAATTTGTTTTTCAGCGTGTAATACGCGAAGTTGTTTAAAAGTCCTTCTAATATCGGCGGGTAATTTACTAATATCGACGTTTAAATTCATATAAAAATTTTAAAATTTTTTTGCACTTCCCTATTTAAGTGTTAAAAATGTTTTTAACCCCGTTGCCTCTCTAAATCAAGGACTAAAGTAAAAGGAAATGGGACCCCTTTTTAAAAAAAGGGGGGTGGGTGGGCCCGAAAGCTTCAAGCTTATGGATAGAAGTAGGACCCGAATGAGATGTGTGATGTGGGAGAGTGGCGCGCGTTAGCGCGCCTGTTGGTATGCTAGATGATTAATCTTCCTTGGTCATCTATGTTTGTATCATCTTTCCATTGCTCGTAGGTTATTGGTCTACGTTCCTCGGTCAAATAATTGTAAGCATAATAAGTAGTAGGTGTATCGCTATCATAAGACCAAGTCCTACGATTAACCCACGCGTTATCTTGGTTTAATACTCTTGGCTCGGTTATTCTACCAAAATGATTTAATGCACGTTCACCATAAAGATTAACCCAATCATATTGACATTGCACTGAACACGCATTGCCATCAAGATAATAGAATCTAGAACGTCTGCGCGTTTCATTCCTCTTATTATCTTTCGGTCCACGTTTCCTGTCCTTAGTGTCATAGGTATGACACTTAGGACCTTGGCAATATCTAAGTTGGCTCATCTTATTCCACCTAACCAAAACATAACGAATAGATAAACAACAAAACCAATTATCATTATTGTTTCAGTTCTAGTCATGCAACCCTCACACTTGGATTGGTTGCATTTCTCCACTTGTTACCATTTTGATTTGGTGTTGCGTCTAAATCCCAATATATAAAAACATCATTTCCGTCTTTTGTATTAAAATGTTTGCCTTGCGTATCTGTGTTGGGTTTAGTCCATGTTCCACGTCTTGTAATTATCTTGCTATGTTTTTTAGCATAGTAAGTAATTAAGAACGTGTCATGATCTTCTACGAATTGTAGTATTTCTTGTGTTTGCATACTTATTTCTCCTTTATTGATTAAGGGATAATCCTACTACGAATTACCCCTTAATGTCAATAGTTAATTTAAACTATTTTGTGCTTTTTTTTGCTCGTATAATAACCTCGCTTTTATTTTATCCTCTCTTGTTTGTGTCTTATTTTTCATGCCCTCTAAAAAATCAGCACAGTTTTGAGGATTAAAGATTGCCAAGCCAGTAGAATTACATCTAATTATTTCAGCTTCATCAATCGGACATTTTGCTTTTGCACAAAAGTCCAATGCTTCATCAAGATATTTCCAAGATTTTAACCAAATCTTAATTTTACCAACTTGAGTTAAAACAGTTTCTATCCATTTTTGATGTGCCATTATTAATTGACCTTTAGCTGATTGCCAAAACATCAAGACTTTATATTCTTGTTCAGTACAACCAATTGAACGATCTCTACAATATTCCCGACCAATTAAATCAAGAACATAATCATTGTTCCACTCTTTCGCAAATGATGTTTGGTTATCACTTCCACCATTTAAGCCAAGATATTTTGCGTTTGCGTCATCAATTTTTGTCCAATGTGGATTTGATTGATTATCTTTTTGCTCAATATTAATATCAGGATTGCAACCCTCTCTACCTTTTAGTTCATCACGATACATGGCATAAGCAAAATCGTTGCGTCTGTTATCTTCCTCACCATTGATATTCCCATTTAATTTAAAATCAAAATGGTTTTCAATGTATTTATCTTTCATAACTATGTTGTCATTTTGGTCACGATCTTCGACCTGACCATAATACCCAGTATGAAAGCAACTATCTTTTGCAATAGTGTCCACGTTTTCAAACTTGTTTTGCAAATGATAAGCCATCTTAATATCTTCGGGTGTGTAATGTCGGCTTACAATTTGTTGCATAAGTTTCCATGTTTTATCTTGCAAAGGTTTCATGTTTTCACGCAATTGAAAAAATTTTTCTTTCTCTTGCGTGGTTTCTTGTTCAAGATGTACTCGCATACGATTTGCGATCTTATTACGATACTCTTGATTTAGTCTTATTCTTGACATTTTTTTTTCCTCTCTTTCTTTTTATTAATTTAAAAAAATCTTGGACTATTTGCTTTTGTTCTTTCCAAGAATATTTATTTTGCATAAATAAAGTTTTATATTATCTTGACAATACTGTCAATAGGGATTATATAGGAGTTAATTCTTTAAGATATTTTAGCATAGCTGAATGATGATAAAAGAATTAAAAGTTTCAAGCGGTTGTCTTTCAATTTATTGCATACTCAACCGCTTGAGCTCTGGTCCCTGATCCCTTGGGTTTTTAGTTTACTCACGAGGGATCTGGGATCAGAAATATGAACAAAGCTTAATTGCATTGCGGCTAGCCTATACAATGCAAAGGGGTTTGCTCATATGCGTTCTATAGTAAGCGCATATGGGTTAATATGAACAAGCTTAGAGCTCTGGTCCTATTAGTGGTCACTTCGCATGCGAAAACAATGTGATCGTGAAGAGGACCAGAGCTCCAAACTTCAAGCGGGCGGGTGGGCCCACGAGCTCCAAGCTGCAAGCCTTAAAAAGAACACAATTTAGAAGTAGAATAAAAATAGAAAGCGAGGAAAAAATGGAAGTAGAACAATTAAAAAGAATAGCAGACATTTTAGAAGAAATTCTAAAAATAGTTAAAAAAGATATGGGGGTCAAATGACATTTAAATTGCACATATTAAAACCTGATGGCGCTGTCTCGTCATATGATTATGAGAAGAAACCAACATTCAAGGATATGTATCAGCTGGTGGGCTGTGACATGCTTCAGCCTTCGACTGCCTATCTTCCGAAATATTCAAATCGGAAAGATGGATATGTTGAATTTTATATGGATGAAGAATTTCTTTTAAAAAATCCAGTGGCGCAGGTGAACTCAGCGGTGACGTCCGCGTGGTATAACTGGCAAGAAAAAACTGGTCATATGGCTCTGCCTGGATCCAGGATCCACGGTAACGTGGCAGTGATACAAAAATGCCAATAATTTGGAATACTGGGCTCGCTGCAGAGCGGGCCCGCGCAAGAGCCCAGCAAGACGCGGCCCAATTCAACCTGAAGTTGAAGTTAAAAAATAAAAAGAAAAAGAGAGCCCCAAGCACCAAGCTTCAAGCTCCAAGCCCCAGAATGGCCACAATTAAAGAGGATAATAAGATATGAAACTTAAAAAATTCTTAGATAAAAAAACTCCCAAAGAAGAAAAAATAAAAGTTCTGGAAAAAATGCTGCAGGCAGCTAAAGCCAATGGCGGGACTGTCAGCATCGCAGGCGCCAGAAACATTATAAAGGAACACAATGAAACAAGTAACACTCAAAGTAAATAACATAAGCACGGGCCAATGGTCCACGCTGCTTCTGGAGCTCAACCTGATTGCTAAGTCATGGAAAAAATTTGGAGTTAAAATCGAGCTTCAAGCTCCAAGCGTCAAGCGCATCCTAGAAGCGGGTATGAGCAACAAGCCGCAAGCTCCAAGCCCGCGCCTTAAAACGAACACATTTATATGATATAGGCGCAACTAGAAAGATATAATGTTAATAAAAGAAGCAAAAAAAATAACTGGAGGACTGAGCAAGCCAGGCAAGATGCCTGAGGGCTCATATAACCTGCCAGCGTCCGCATGCAAGACTGGCGCCAAGCTGCGCAAAATTGCAGGGACCCCGTGCCATGGTTGTTATGCCTTCAAGGGCCGTTATAACTTCAGCAATGTACAACAGGCGCTGCAACGGCGACTGGCCAGCCTGAACCATCCACAATGGGTGGAGGCCATGACTGTGCTTGTTAAAAAGAAAAAGCATTTTAGATGGCACGACTCAGGAGATATCCAAGGCGTCGCGCACCTTAAAAAAATTTATGAAGTCTGTAATAATACACCAGGGACCATGCACTGGCTGCCAACACAGGAGCGGCAATACCTGCCGCTGGAGGGCTCCACGTATCCAGACAACTTAACTATTAGACTAAGCAATTCAAAAAATAATACGAAGCCTGGGAAGGCCTGGACTCATTGGTCCACGGTTGTGGACTCAGGCGGCGACTGCCCCGCGTCGAAGCAAGGCAACCAATGCAAGAGCTGCAGACGCTGCTGGTCTAGAGACATAAAACATGTCACATATCCTAAACACTGAACCATGGAACATGGATCAAGATCCTCAGGCCCCAAGCGTCAAGCGCCCAGCTGATCGAGCTCCAAGCCGCAAGCATCAAGCCCCAAGCAACAAGCCTCAAGCTTAAAGCCACAAGCCACAAGCTCCCTGATCCGTGAGCCACGGAAAAGTTTCACGAGCCTCGGACCAAGGGCCTCGGCTATGATAAAAGTATTGTGTGGATGCGCTACATGGAACGCAATTTGGTGTGATGAAAATTTGATTTTATTCCCTGAAGTAACTTTTAATTCGACAGTGAAAAAAGTCCCAAAAGCATTGTAGCCCAATAGATCAGGAGTGCCAAGTAAGCTAAGGTTTTCAATCCTTGTCCAGATAATTCTGGGAGTTTTGGTCTTAAGTTTTTTATATAATTTAGCTTCTGGACCCATGTGTTTTTTAAGGGAACACTAGTAGTCATCTTTGAGTTTCGTGGGAATAATAAGTGGAGATTTTTTTTCAGTTTTCATAACCAATCTATGAGCAGAATGCTGTCGATTATGACCTATGATTGGAACAGCATGTTCATGCACTTCCATTCTTTTAATTTCATGTAAGAAACCATTTTGTTCAACCATAATAACTGCATTCGAAATGGCATTTCCCTGACGACTACCATCAGACTTGGCTTCAGTAAATTTAGATAAAAATTCTTGTAAGTCTTTAACTCTCACTATAATCCTGCTTTCCGCACGTCATCTATTTTTTTATCTAACGTGTTGTGCATCTTCTTATTCTCTTCCTCTAACTCTGTCAATCTTATTTGTAATTTTCCATTAAGTTTTTGATGAGACTCATTTACTTCAAGAGCATTTGCTAAACCTTCTTCGAGTTCTTTAATTCTTGCCTGAGCTTTTTTCATCTCAGGTGAATTCATACCTATGCCTTTGACAATAGTCATTTCGCCCTGAGCTTCTTGTCTAAGTTTATGTTCCTTCGCATACTTATCTTTCCACGTCTCTATCTGTAATGTTAAATCTAAATCTCCTCTATCTTCCTGTTCAAACAAGTGAGGCTCATCTTGTTCTGCTCCTTCTCTGTCTTTTCTCATTTCTCCCATAATACATTTACCTTCTTTCATATTGACTTTTTATCAATGTTACCCTAAATTGTCAACCATGGGAGTTCCAAAAAGATTAACAGACATGCAAATGAGATTTGCCGAATTTATAGTATTCGGTGGACCTGAAGGACCTATGACTCAATCCGAAGCAGCAATCGCTGCTGGATACAGTGCTCAAAGATCACGACAGGAAGGATCTGAACTAATGAATCCTAGACTCAGTCCATTGGTTGTCCAGTATGTTGGAACACTAAGAGAGGAAAGAATTAAGAAGCACCAAATTACTTATGATACTCACCTGGCTGAACTAGCTAGACTTAGAGAAGCTGCTTTGAAGAAGAGTAGTTTTTCTGCTGCTGTGAACGCTGAGACGAATCGAGGCAAAGCAGGAGGACTATACATAGAACGAAAAATAATAAAGCATGGGAAACTAGAAGATATGTCAGAAGAACAACTAGAAGCAAAGATGAAACAAATTTTAGACGATTACGCTCCAATTTTAAATATTACCCCCCAACCTGCAAAATTAACAAATAAGAAGCCAAAAGCGTCATCAAACAAAAAGCCCCAACAATAATCCTATCGAGATTCCACATTTAATTTTTCCAACCTAGTTATGCATCCTGTAGGAAAGACATTCCGATCTGAATAGGCCTCATCCTTTTCATCATAACTGGCAAAAGTCCAAATGAATTTTTTAGTTCTTTTATACATATACGCAAACGATACCATCTTAGAACATTCAAACTTATCAAACTCTTCGCGCGTGGCATGACCACCATCCGCAGTGATATCAACCCAAGAGATTTTATAGAAATAATATCTCTTCTTATTGATAATGACATGTCTATATTTTGATTTCTTCCTTTGCATATAGT